TCGCCCCCGCTGCCGACGACGTCATCCAGAAGGTCGGCGCGACCTTCGCGGCCACCGGCGCTGCCCGTGCCGTCTATTCCTCCACCCTCATCACCGAGGGCACGAACGCGGGTTGCTACACCGTCCTCATCGCCAAGAGCGCGAACCTCGGTTCCCTCTCCGCTGGCGACGTCCTGACCCCGTCCGCCGGTACCGCCGGTGCCTCCGGCAAGTCCATCGCTTGCCAGCCGAACGGCTACCTCTACAACGACATCTACTTCGGCGACCTCGGCGGCTCCGCTAACGAGTTCACCCTCGCCGCCACGGGTGCAGTTGTGAAGTACCACCACGACGGCCTCCTCGTCGAACTGACCCCGGCCGCAGCCGTCAAGGAACTGATGGCCGCCGCCGTTCCGGGTGTCCTCCAGGTGCTTGTCTAACCCATTAACGAATAGGAGAAAACATCATGGATACCTACCAGATTCAGTTCTACGACCTCCTCTCCCGCGCCCTCGGCCCGGGCGAGAGCATCCAGTCCTTCCTGGACAACACGATGGCCCTCAAGTACAACGGCCTCCAGCTCGACGGCTTCACCTTTGAGCCGTTCATGCAGATCGACTTCACCTTCGAGCAGATCTTCGCGGAGGTCGGCCTGAACGCCACCGCGCAGTACTACGACCTCGACTCCCCGGCCCTGCCCGATGCCGCCCCCGGCATGAAGAGCTACACCGGCAAGATCCCTCGCATGAAGAAGGTCGAGTACTTCAACGAGGACAAGCTCCGCAAGATGCGCCTCGTCGAAGACCGTCGTTCCACCTCTGCCGCCCGCATCGCGGAGATGGCCTACGAACAGCTGTTCATCACCGTGGACAACCTCATCGGCGGCCACACCAACGCGCTGACCTACCAGCGCCATCAGGCGGTTTCCACCGGCAAGTTCGTCATCAACGCAACCAACAACCCGAAGGGTGTCAAGAATGTGGTCATCGACTACCATGTCCCGGCCGCCAATAAGACCACCCTCGACGGCACGGCCCGCTGGTGGACTTCCTCCACCCACACCGCCGGCAACGAAGGCAGCGGCGCCGATCCTATCCACGACCTCCAGGAAGTGGTGAAGGCCGCCCGCAACAAGGGCATCCGCGGCCACTTCGAGGTGAACATGGACTACCTGAAGGAGTGCCTGAACCACACCAAGGTTCTCACCACCATCGGTATCTCCCTGCTCCCGGCCTCCGACTCCAGCACCCAGGCGGCCTACGCCCGCATCCAGCCCTACGAGATCCTCAAGGCCCGCCTTGAGTCCCTCGTCGGCGCCCCCATCAAGGCCATCGATTCCATCGTGGCCATCGAGAGCATCGACAAGACCGAGAAGGCCTTCGTCAAGACGAATGTCGACGCTTTCGCGAAGGATGTGTGGGTCTTCGTCCCGGACGGCGAGATCGGCGTGGTCAAGACCGTGGAACCCATTGCCATCGAGGGCGGCCAGTACGGCTCCTTCTACGGCGGCAAGCTCCTCCTGACCGTTGGCGTCGACTATGTGAAGAAATGCCAGAGCTACAACACGGAAATGACCTCCCTGGTCATTCCGTCCGTGCCGCAGTACTTCTGGTATCTCTATCCGAACGCCTAGAGTTCTTTGACAAGCATGTAATCCGACGGAAGAAATGGCAAGCATCGCAGACAACATGACATTGGTTAGATGGTTGAGGGCGAAGACCGACCCCATCATCGACTACTCCGACGATTTCATCTACGCCACCCTGCTCCACCGCGGGGTGACCGATGACGAAACCCTTGTCGGCTCGGTGAGCGAGAAGACCCGCGACCTCATCCTGGCCGATGCCTACTACGGCGCTGCCGTTTCTTCCACCAAGTCGGGTACGCAGGGAGAGGCAGACGGCGGCTGGACTCACTATGTGGCGATCAAGAATGTCATCAGCCGTGACGCTTTGATGCAGATGGCCAAAGACCTTTACGCCAAGTGGGACGAGCCGTTCGTCGATCCTACCCCCAAGATCCGTATGAAACCCCTCTATTGAGATGACCTACAATCCCCGCTGGCCCCATACCTTCGTCATCCTGCCGGAGTTCCTGGACGAGGACGGACTTCCCATCACCGATGAGAACGGCATTCCCGTGTCCGACCCGGACTACACACCCCCGGAGGAGGTGACGAGAGGCGGCGCCAAGGGAGGCCTCGGCGATAAGGAACCCGGAAGCGGTTCTGGCTCCGGCCCCGGCTCCGGCTCGGAATTAAACCCATCCCTCGCGGGTGGGAATAATCAATCCAATCAAGATTCCGAGAGAGAGCCGCAAGACTCGCAGACGGGAGATCCCGACGAGCCGACGCCCGGCGACGACCCCGCGGATGACCCCACGGACGACACCCCGGCGCCCGGCTCGATGGTCAGGGTGGTCTACGATGACTACTACAACCCGCGCCGGAACTCCGACGGCTCGTTCGTGACCGAAACGGTGACGGAGATGCCCTGGGGATACCGAACGGCGACGGGAGGCCTGAAGACCGCCGGCGAGGTCATCGTCGCGGACTATAAGATCTCCTGTCCGATGATGCTGACCGAGCTGCCCACGGGGACGATCCTGGTGCTTACCGACTACACCCACACCTTCAGGATGAAAGTACTCAAGGTGACTACCTACAACTGGGGTACGAACATCTGGGGTGACAACATCAAGAACTGATGGCGAGGTACGAAAGTCGGAACAAGGCCACCATCGACAAGGCTTTCAACAGGTTTATCAACAGGGAGGAGGCCATCATCACCGATGGTATGTACGGGCTTCTCAACGCCGGATTGGAGTACCTCCACGAAGCGCATGAGATGCACCGGCCGGGGATGGCCCACGAAACGGAGAGCGACACCCTTGGGTGGGCGCTCATCCATAACGGGAAGATCCTTGAGGTCGTTTCGCAGTCGAAAGGGGAATGGACTCCACACGGCGACGCAATCGGAAGGCTACAGGCCCTCGCGGCCGAAACGCCGATGGGCGCCTGGGTGGGGATAATCCTCTCCGACATGGCGAACAACTGGTACAGGGTCGACTACGAAATGAGCTTCCTGGGTTACTCTGCCGACGAGGTGAGGGATCACTTCCACGAATTCTTCAAACCGATAACGCAATGAATGATTTCGACATAACCGACATCGAGAAGGCCGTTTCGGAGGCCGTCCGTGCTTTGGGATTCACCAGGGTATGGAACAACCGCCCGAAGGCCGTGGACGACACCATCGACGATTTCTTGGTGGTGAAGGTGTCTGGCGGCATCACGGACAAGGCCGCATTCGGCCTGACCCGCGTTGCCATCAGCATCTTCGTCCGGGATGTCCGGGAGATGAAGAACTCCAAGCGGCTGTCGGTGTTGCAGAAGACGCTGGAGGGGCTTCCGCTCTGGATAGGGGACAACCTACTCGACGGCCACCCCCGCATCGTGGGCGACACTCCCGACGACTTCGGATTCCATGCAAGGATAATAACTTATCGTTTATACATTAAAGCAACGACATAGATATGGCTACTCTTACCCACGCAATGCTTGACGATCTCCATATCGGCAACGCATCCCTGGCCCTGCTTGCGTACAACCCCAACGGCGTTGACATCACCAACGGCTTGAGCTTTGCCAACGCAGACCAGATCTTCACCCTCGAAGGCACCTTCAACCTGGAGTGCGACGATCCGTCCAGCACGGACATCCGCATCGACCAGCATCAGGAGGTCATCGATGTCCAGGTGGACAAGGGAGGCAACTGGCGCATGACGGGCAACATCCCGTCCGTTGCCAAGGAACTCCTGGCGTACTTCTACACCTCCGGCATGGAAATCGGTGCCGGAACCGCATCCTCCCCGAAGGGCGTCACGGGCGCCGAGGGAACCTTCTACACCGGCAAGGGCTTCATGGCCACCCCGGAGGTCATCGAGGTGACCGTCCTGGCCGAGTCCGAGTCCAAGAACACGGCCATCCTCTTCCCTCATGTGAAGATGATCGTGTCCAAGCCCAAGAAGGACGACAACACCAACCCGGCTTACCTCTCCTTCACGGGGTACATCCTGCCGAACCCTTACACCAAGGGCAGCGGCAACGAGCCGGTCGGCGACTTCGCGGTGCTGAAGGCGGCCTCCGCTCCCGGCAGCAACTAGTCCGGGCCGAAAGGCTAAAACCGAACCTGGGGCGGGGAACTCAAAAGCCCTGCCCCTTTTTCAATTAGATGGAATCCCATGAAACAGCCCACCCTTGAACAAAGGAAAGAGTACATGGACATCGTGGATGACGCGGTGACGATAGTACCTATCAAAGGCACCAAGAGGACAGTCCGCATCCGTTGGATCAAGCCGTACACGATGGAGCGGATAACTAAAATCTGGATTGAGCGCGACCTTGCGTCTGCCCGCCTTGAGAGCGGCGCGGATGTGCTGAAAGACCTTGCAAAGGAACCTTATTTCGCGTTCAAGGAGGCGGCCTTGATGGTTCTCAACCACGACATCAAGATTCGCCTCTTCTACGGCTTATATTGGCGCTGGCTGGCGCACAAGTACAGCGAAGAGCAGATTCTCGACATTGTGGCTGTCGGTAAAAAAAAACTACCGCTTTCAGCACATTACGGGATTTTGGCGTATTCGCTGGATATGAGGACGGACTGGGTGACGATGACGAGAAAGGAAGCAGAGCGGTACCGAGCAGAACTTCTCTTGGAAGAGAAGCGGCTTTCGTCAAGGATTTCCCGGAGTACGGGCGGCCCCGATGGAGGCTCTTCCGCTGGGAACGGGATTTCGGCTACCGATGCATCCTGACTTGCGCCCAGATAGACCTCATGCAGACCGACCTTCCCCACACCCTCTACTTGCGTGACGAGGACAGGAAGAAGGGCAAGAAGGCGAAGGACAACTACACATACAACCCGGACGACCCGGCCGTGAAAAAGCAGATGGAGGCCATCCGCAGACGGAAAGAGAGGATGGAGGCCGAGGGCAAGAAGGTTGAGTACACGATGGACGAAATATTCAATAGATAGCAATGGCTGGAACGATAGACCAACTCAATTTCGAGATCATCCTTGACGACAAGAAATTCAAGGACTTGGTGCAGACCGACATCAATCTCGCAAAGCAGCTGAACACCGACCTTACCGCCATCTTCAACCTGAAGGCGAAACTAGACGCCGCCACCTCGAAGGAGGCGGTCAATGCCGAGAAGGTTGCAGAGGCCACGGCCAAACGGGCCACCCAGGAGCAGAAACTCCAGACGGAGATGGCAAAGACCGCCCTCCAGCAGCAGAAGGTGGCAACGGAAACGGAGAGGACGCGCCAGCTCCAGGAGAAGAACACAACCGCCGTCAAGGCGACCAACACCGCCCTCACGGGGACATCGACCATCCTTCGGACGATCACCCAGCTCACGGGAGTATACTTCGGCGCGATGGGCGTCCGGCGTCTGCTGTCCTCGCTCATTGAGATTACAGGTCAGTTTGAGGTGCAGAGGATGGCCTTGAGAAGTATGCTCCAGGACATCGACGGCGCGGACAAGATCTTCGAAGACCTCTACCGATTCTCGTCCGAGTCCACCTATCGTTTCTCCGAACTTGCCAAATATGCCAAGCAGCTGGCTGCGTTCAACATCGAGCAGAAGAGTCTGCTTGAAACCACCAAGATGCTGGGCGATGTTGCGTCCGGCGTCGGCGTATCCATGGATCGCATCATTCTGGCCTACGGCCATGTCAAGTCATCCGGCTTCCTCCGCGGCATCCAGCTCCGTTCATTCTCGCAGAACGGCGTCCCCGTCCTGGACGAACTCGCAAAGATGTTCTCCGAACTTGAGAACAGGGCCGTGTCACTTGGCGAGGTGTTCGACAAGATGACCAAGCGGGAGATTCCTTTTGAGATGGTCGAACAGGCATTCAAGAACATGACCTCGGAAGGCGGCAAGTTCTACCAGATGCAGGAGGTTTTGGCAAAGACACTCGCCGGCCAGATCAACATCCTCAAGGGCCGCTGGGAAAATATGCTTGCGGCCTGGGGCCAGGCCAACAGCGGGGTGCTGAAGGAAACGGTTTCCACGGTCAGCAACCTCATTGCTAATTTCGAGGAGGTTGGCCGGGTTATCAAGGAGCTGGTCGCCGCATACGGAATATATACGGCCGCCCTCATCAGCATGGAGATCATGACCAATACATTCGTGCTGGCCAACCACAAGCTCCTGGCATCCCTCGTTTCAATAGGCAAGTGGATCATCAGTAATCCGTATGCCATCCTTGCGGCAGCGATAGCCGCTGTTGCGTATTCCGCATACAAGTCGGCTACCGCACTCAACGAGATAGACAAGATCCAGATTGCGGCTACGAATAGCGTCCAAAAGTTCAACGGCGCGGTCGAAACCGAAATCGGCGAGCTTGATTCCCTGTATGCAAAACTGAAATTTGCAAAGGAGGGAACCGAGGAATACAATGCGGCCAAGCTGGCGATTGAGAAGAGATTCGGCCCTTACATCCAGCAACTCCGGGCAGAAGGACAAGAGGTCAGCGATCTTGCTACCCTGTACGATTCCCTTGCGACGAAAATCAGGGAGGCCACCAAGGAACGGTTCCGCGAGTCCGCTACCCAGGATCTCACAAAGGCCTATGGAGATGCGACAAACGCCATCAATAGCTATTTTGGCGAGGTGGTCGGTAGCATTGAAAACGGGCTGGGAAGGGCGCTCTCCGCAAGGGAACGGGAGGCTCTATGGACAAAGGTCAGGGGCGGCATCAATGCCGACAACGACAACCTCTTTGTCAGGACGACCTTGGGACTCAAGAGCGGCCTGAACACCGTAAATACCGACATCCAGATGATTGGCAAGGTTTACGACCTTGCCGGAAAGACCATCTCCCACGCCGGAGAAACCAACCAGGACATCCTCGATGCCCTCGGCGTCGCATGGAAAGAGGCATCCGATAAGTATGCAACCTCTATGACGGAGGCGATGGATGCCTTCAAGGCATTCGACGAAAGCCAGCAGACCGAACTCGGAGGAGGTGGCGGCAATGTCTATAAGGTTTCGGACATCATAAAGGGCATCCAGAATCTCGACAAGGAGATCGACAAAATCAGGGACAAGGCAAGGAATGGTTCCATCACGGAAGAGGAGGCAGACAGGCTTGAACAGCTTATCGGCGACCGCGACACCCAGAAAAAGCTCTATGAGCAGATTATGGGCGTCAAGTACGATAAGGACATGCGCGGTCTTGCCAGCGGGAAGTCGAAGGCCGAGCATGAACTGAACGAGGAGAGGGCTAGAATCAAGGCCAACATCTCCGTGCTTGAGAAGTACAAGTCTGCTTACGAAAAACTTGAGCCGTATTTTGGAGATGGGACGAACTCGCAGCTTGCAAGGATATTTGGCGGCAACGCATCCGACTATGCGAACCTTGACGAGCAGATCGGCAAGCTGGTGGAGAACTTGAGAAGCCTTGGAAAGGAGGGAAACGAGGCCGCTGACGCCATCGAGGCACGACTCGGCACGGATGCCGTGAGCCAGATCATCAAGAGCCAGAAAGAGGTCGAGAAACAGCAGAAAGCCATTGAGAAATACGAAACCACCCTCCGCAAGTGGATGGGCGAGGATTTCAACCTTGGCGGCTCCGGCTTTGAGTTCGACATCAACAAGGTTTACTCCGACTTCAACTCCACACTCGGAAAGATCCAGGAGAAATACATCGAGGCCGTCAAGCAAGCCGAGGCGGCACATAAGGGTGATACGGAAGCCATCGAAAGGGAGAAACAGGCGTTGGCCGGTCTGCGTGATGCCGAAATCGAATATGAAAGGGCAAAGTCGCAGGATCGGATGGACAAGCTTGCCGAGTCCTACCTGAAAGACCAATACTTCATGCGCGGCATCAGCCTGGACAACCTCTCCAGGCTTTCCCTGAAACAACTCTCCAACCTCAAGAAGGAACTGAACGACATCAGCCGAGAGGCGTTGCAGATGAGGAACCAGTTCTCCGGCGTCGAGGGTTTCGTGGGTAGCCTTGGAATGAAACTCGGCGAACTCACCGAGGAGGACTTCGCGGAATTGAAGAAAGTCTTGCCAGAGGCAGAGATGGAGATGGTCAGTTTCGCGGATTCGGTGAAGAAGACCGGCCTTTCCTTCGACAAGCTGGTCGACAAGATCCAGGCGGCCATCAAGAAGGGACTTGACAACTTGAGCGAGGAGGAGAAGAAATCCATTGCCCGTGCGGCCAAATACGCCGCATCCGAAGTGCTTGAGCTTGCAAAGGCATTCGGCGAACTTGGTGAAGCAATGGATGACGCCCGCATGACTGAAGCGGCCAACAGCATGCAGGAACTCGGATCGTTCGCCGCAGATGTTGCGAAGGGATATTCGCAAGGCGGCGTATACGGTGCCATCCTTGGCGGCGTGATCTCCATCGGTACGCAGATTCTCGGCGACATGGCCGAGGGGGCGAGGAAGGAGGCAGAGCTTGCCGAGTCCATCAGGGAGGCGGCGTTGGCATATGAGGACGCCCTGGACGATACCGCGCTGGGCAGACAGTCCGGCATTTTCGGCACGAATACCCTCGGAAAGCTACAGGCATACCTAGCTATCCTGAACAAATACGGAACAATCATTTCCGATTTCCATCGGGAGATGTCCGAGTCCTTTGGAACGACCTACACAAGGGATTATGTTGATGAGAACGGGAATTTCCTTATGGACAAGCTCAAAGCAGACCTTGATGCCGGACTCTTCTCCGGCCCTGTAGTCGACGAGGTAAGACATGCCATCGAAAAGTACAAGGAAGCCCTTGAAGAGGTGGATTCCATCATCGAGTCCGTCTTCAGCAACATCGCATCCAGCGCGGCAGACAAGATCGTCGACTCCTGGGTTGAGGCCGGCAATGCGGCTCTCGACTATACGGACATCCTTGACGATGTCGCGAGGGCGTATTCCAAGATGCTGATTCAGTCCATGATAATGGAAACGGCACTCGACCCCATCACGGACGACCTGAAGGCTGCCTTCACCAGCGGGCGGTACGGAGATGCGATGGCGATGGTTGCCAATGCCATGCAAGCCATCCAGGATGCCGCCCCGATGTATGAGGAGATCCTTTCCGCATTCGACCCGTACTTCGCCCACGGGGATTCCGGCTCCAACTCCCTCGGCTCCGGCATCAAGTCCATCACCGAGGATACGGCCAACCTCCTGGCGTCCTACATCAACGCCATCCGCGCGGATGTGTCCGTGATGCGGGGTCTGCAAGAGTCCGGCTGGGAGTCCGTCAGCACGGCCATCCCCACGATGAACGACTACCTGAACAGGGTTGCGGCCAACACCTTTGACACGGCGCAGAACACCCAGCGCATCCTCTCGGAGCTTCAGTCCGTCATCGGCGCTCCGGGGACGAGCGGGATGGTAGTCCGCGTGGAGCGGATGTAGACGGAATTTAACGGAATAAATTTTCCAATAAATCCCATTTGCGTTGCTATTATTGCAACGCAATGCCTTATGTTCCCGTCATACACGGCTACAAGCCGTTCTACATCCAGGCTGCCGCAGATGCGACGGCATGGGATACCACGGCCTACGGCATGGTGGCCCAGACGCAGCCATTCCCGGACGATTGCGAGGTGAAGGAGCCATACAAGAACGATTGGCACGACGAGAACGGGGATGACGAGTATGTGGCCCAGATGCGCCGGAAGGCCTTCAGCATCACGGTCAAGTTCTACATCAAGGCCTACCCCGCCACGGGGAGCAACCCGCAGTCTGCCGTTGCCGTCCTCAACTCGCTCCGCGACTCGTTCCGCTCCAAGCTCATCCCGGGAGAGTTCAAGATCTGGGACTCCTGGCAGGAGAGGGGCTTCCAGAAGGTTCGTTTCGTCAAGGACGAGGTGGAAACCCGCGAGGTGACCGACGACTTCGCCTGGATGATCTTCGCCGTGACCTTCAAGGTCAACGACCCCTCCACAGCCGTAAGGCTCAACAACAGCAATGTCATAGCAACGGTATAGGTTATGGCAAGGTTCACTATATACTCGCCGGCCGGGGTGGCGCTCTATTCGGGGACGCCGTCCTACACGGGGCAATACATGAAGCCGGGAC